AGTAGAACCATTTCTTGGAGTTGTAGAACATCTATATTTTTCTGGTGGCGAATCTTTGATTATAGATGAATATTGGAAAATAATGGATAAACTAATTGAATTGGGTAGAAACGATAAGGTTACGGTAGCAGGTAACACTAACTTTAGTAATCTCGTATATAAAGGTAGACATATTTTTGATCTATGGGATCAGTTCAATAGAGAGATGCAAGTCCATATTAGTGTGGATGGGGTCGGTGCCAGGGGAGAATTAATCCGAAAAGGATTTAAGTGGGACAGATTTGTGTCTCATGCGGAACAATTTAGAGATAGATTTAGAAATAAAGAACATACTCACCAATTACATTTTGATTGTACAATTCAAGCATTAAATATTTTTGATTTTGTTACTCTACATCAGTATCTTTATAATAGTGGATTGATGAAAGATATTGATTTCTTTTTTATGAATTTTTTGCAAACTCCGAGAGAAATGTCCGTTTGGATTTTGGATAAAAAAACAAAAGAAGCCGCAAAAGAAAATATAAGAAATCATATTGATAATTTTTTAATTCCTAATGGATCTAAAGTATGTGTTGAGTTTTGTGAAAGTTTACTAACTTACATTGATTTGTATCAAGAACAGAAATTGATTCCAGATTTCTTGGATTCTATGAGGAGATTTGATAAAATAAGAAATGAAAATATTATTGAAACATTTCCAGAGTTTCAAAGAATCTGGGATGTTATCAAAGTTAAACCTAAAACTTGATAAAAAATTAAATAAGTGTTATACTAATAACAAATGAATGAATTTAATTATGTCAAAAAGAACTTATACGATTGAAAAGAAAGATCCAACACACAATCAGGTATGGGAATGGAATGAAACTCCAGAATTGGTTAAACTCCTTAAAGAACTACACACAAACAAGTCCACATCCAGCACTGGATCCAACAACTCCGTGGTATGATTGGTTATGTTATTGCGAAATCTGTGAAAGTTTAGGTCCCCTTCCAGGTCAACCTTCTCTTCGCAGATTTATGGCGTATCGAAGATATCTTAAAGAAGTAGGTGTACTATGATTGCAACAAATTGGTTTCAGAGAAAATGGGGCCTAGACGATCCAGTTCTAATTGATGAACTCTATTCTAGACTTGTTGAGTTGGAACAAAGAGTTGAAGAACTTGAAAGGGAGAATGTAGAGACAACTAATGAACTCTATCGTATGGAAAACTCTTTGGATGCCCGTATAGATATTATTGCAGAACGCTGTAGGATTGATTACGATGTATGAACTCGATGATTTTGAAAAAGCCCTCGCACATTTTGGCACAAGGGTCGATATTATTTGCGCCCTTGAAATGGGTGGAAAGATTGATTCTATTTCCGCTTACAAAGAAATCAAAGCAGAACTCAAAGAACTTAAACGAGCTAAAAAACAATACGCTAAGGATATGTGATAAGTGTGGTGAAGAAAAACCACTAACTTCTGATTATTATCAAAGAGTAAAACACTTTAAGAGTGGTTTTTCTTATTGGTGTAATGAGTGTAATAAACCTAAGCCAAAAGATTAAGTTATAAATATTCTAAAAGTAGGTAAGATGCTGGGATAAACTATGGCTAAATTGACTGTAAATGGTATTACATTTAGTGATTCAACGCAGCTAAATTCAAAAAGAGGAATTTTCCCCCAGAGTACTGCTTGGATTTTTTATCAAGCATCTGCTCCTACTGGTTGGACTAAATCGACTAGTAATGATAATAAGGCACTTAGAGTAGTATCAGGAAGTGGTGGATTGTCTGCAGGGACAAGATCCTTTACATCCATGATGACTAGTTCATACTTTAATTATTCTGGTACTATTAGTGTAGCAACTCCAACGGGAAATCATCCTCTAACTACGGCTCAAATTCCTGCTCATACACATACCATGCCTACTGGAAATTATTCTTTTAATGCCGTTCCTGCAATTTTTAATCCTGATGGGAGTTTTAATAGTTGGAATGGTGGCGATGTCACAAGAGCTGCTGCATGGACCAGAAACTCCCCTGCAACTGGATCTGTTGGTAGTGGTTCTGGTCATGCCCACCCTGTAGCTGCTACTGCTCCTATTAGTGTACCAATTTCTTTAGCAGTTCAATATATGGATGTTATTGTCTGTAGTTTTGATGGATAAATACTTTCAATAAGATCTGTAGTTTACATTATATAAAATGGCAGCTAAATTAACAGCATCAGGGGTAGTTTTTACTGATAGTACCGTTTTGAATTCAAAGTACGGTATTGTTCCACAAAGTTCAGTATCAATATTCTATCAAGCATCTGCTCCTACTGGTTGGACAAAATCTACATCTAATAATGATAAAACACTTAGAGTTGTTAGTGGAACTGGCGGAACATCTGGAGGATCTACAGCTTTTAGTACTATCTTTCCTACATCTACGACACCAGTATCGGTATCAAGTATACCTTTAAGTGGAACTACGGGAGCTACAACTCTAACCGAAGGTCAATTGCCAGCTCATACACACCCTAATGGTGGTTTTACTGGATTGACTCCCGGTGGAGGTGATGTTGGTGGCGGTGCAGGATGGACTAGAAGTAGTCCAGCGACTGGACCTGGCCCTGCAAGTGGTGGGGGAAGTCATACACACCCTTGGTCTGGTACAGCTAATTTTTCATCGACTTTTGATCTTAGACTTCAATACATAGATGTAATTGTTTGCAGCTTTAATTAATCGGTGATATAATAGAAAATATTATTTTGTCAATATGAAAAAAAATCAATCTGGAAATTTTTGTCCTCTTATTAAAAAAGATTGTGTAGAACACAAGTGTTCTTGGTGGATGCATGTAAGAGGAATGAATCCAAATACAGGAGAAGATATAGACCACTGGGCTTGCGCTGTGACTTGGATGCCTATGTTGACAATTGAAAATTCTCAACAACAAAGACAAACTGGAGCAGCTGTAGAGTCATTTAGAAATGAAGTAGTAAAATCTAATAATGAAAATAGACAACTATATATTGATATGATTCAACAAAATGGTATTTTACCTGTAGATATAACTTCTTTAACCAATACTAATGCACTACCAGAGTCGGGAGAATAAAATATGAGATTAACAATCATTCCTACAGATAAAACTGTATATTTGGATGGAAAGTGTTATCATGATATAGATTTAAGTTGGATTCCCGATATTGAAGATAAAAAAGTTCACGCAATTCAGTGGTTGGATGAAGACAACGATGGTATAGGTGAAGGTGAAATTGAATTTGTTGGTCCTGATCAAAATTTAAAAATCACTACATTGGGTATAGAGGGATTTTGTAGTTTTCAAAAAGCTATTGATCAGTGGAATGAAAAAAAAGAAGAAGAAGAGGCTTTATACCAAGAATATTTGGCAGAACAACAAAGACTTAAACAAGAAGAAGAAGATAGAATTCAAGCTAATTTTCTTTCCTTTAATCAGGCATATCTTCCTGTCCTGGAAGATGAAGATGGGGATGACAATTTGAAAGAAGGAGAGGAGGAAGAAGAAAATATATTCTACGACATTGAAGAACTTTTAAAGGAAATTTGATACCAGTCTATTCATTCTAAACTATGAACAAAAAATTAATTGAAAATAACTATATTGTGCTGCAAGATTTTATTTCAAAGGAAAGGGCTTCAGATCTTTCTTTTGAATTTCTAAAATATTGTAAAGAAAATAATCTGGAAGGTGATGATCAGGCTCCAGATTCTTTTTCTTTGTACAATCATATTTCATTTTTGGAATTACTCTGTGAAAAAACTCCAGAAGTTTCTTCTGCAATCGGAGAAATTGTTCTTCCGACATATTCTTATGCAAGAGTTTATAAAAACGGAAGTGAACTACTACGACACACTGACCGTGATGCTTGTGAGATATCATTGACCTTGCATTTGCATGGTGATTCGACTTGGCCCATATGGATTGAGACTCCTTCTGGAGAACAACGGTCTGTAGATTTAAATCCAGGTGATGCTATGTTATATCTGGGTAGAACTGCTCCTCATTGGAGAGAAAAGTATGATGGAGAATATTATACTCAAGTTTTCTTGCATTATGTGAGAAGTCGTGGGGATTGTTCTTATGCATATTTTGATAAGTTGAATGAACAGAGTAAACCAGAAAGTGAAAATGTAGTTATTGACGATCAAATTGAAGAATCTTCTATTGAAGAACCAGTAGTCGATAATAAAAAGTCAGAGACAACATCAATTTCTACCAGAAGTACAAGAACTTTAGAGGAATATATTTTTACATTAGATAATGTTGTTCCTGAAGAATTGTGCGATAGGATTCTAGATGAATATCGTGAGTGCAGTTCTTGGAATCCAACTAGTGTTGGAAGTGGAAATGTTGACCCTCAAATTAGAAATTGTGATGTGATAAACATTTCAAACGATATGGTTCTTTCTGGAAATTTTGACATTAGAAAAAAACTAGATCAAGACTTCTATATCTGTGCTTCAAATGCAATCAATGAATATCGGAAATTGTTCCCAGATGTTGCTTCTGAAATTGATACTGGATATGACTTATTAAGATACAAAGAAGGTCAGTTTTATATTCAACACACGGATTCATTTAAAAATCAACAAAGATCAGTAAGTTGTTCTTTTCTTTTGAATGATGACTACGAAGGTGGTGAGTTTGCATTTTTTGATAGAGAAATTATGATTAAAGGTGGAAAAGGATCTATCGTAATGTTCCCTTCCAATTTCATGTTTCCTCATGAGGTAATGCCTGTAACTTCTGGAACTAGATATTCGATTATTACCTGGTATGTCTGATAAACTTAAAGGAATTCCAAGTATCTACTATCTCAATTTAGACTCTGAGGTAGACAGAAGACAATACATGGAAAGACAATTTGAAAAATTGAATCTCAATAATGTAAAGAGATTCTCTGGATCAAATTACCTTGTAGAAGATTATGAAGATTGGAAAGATATTCTACACTTCCCCAATTTAATTGATGAAAAAAGACATCAATTGACAGCTTCAATCACTCTTTCTACTCTTGAGATGATTCAACATTGGTTAGAAACAACTGATGAAAAACATTTAATTTTATTTGAAGATGATTATGATTTAAATCTAATTCAATATTGGCATTTTGATTGGGAGTATTTGATGAAGAGTATTCCTTATGATTGGGATTGTATTCAATTGGGATTTGAATCACCTCACTATATTAAATTTTATCTTCATCCCAAAGATAAGACGAGTACTTATGGGCCAATTTTAATTAATAGACATTTTGCTCAAAAGTTAATCAATTTACATTATGTTAAAGAAAAATACATGTTGATTCGTAAGTATGGAAGTCATCCTTATGATAAAGGATATCGAGTTGTTTCTTTAGATACTGTTCTTCCTTTTTTAGGAGTCACCTACCAGTTACCACTAATAACTCAAAATCCATATCTGGATAAAGTACCAAAGAAACATCACTTCATTTGTAGAGACATCTATTATGATTGGTGGAAAAATAAAAGAGACAACTTTACTTTAGAAGAATTCTTTTCTTATGGGAAAGAAAATGATATCGAAATGGTAGAATTTTTAAAAAGATAATGATTCACCATAAATTGGAAGGTCTTCCTCCAGTATATTATTTTAACTTAGATCATAGAATAGATCGTAGAGAATACTTGGAAAAACAATTCTCAGATTATGGAATAACAAATTATCATAGAGTAAATTCCTCCAGATATTCTGTAGATAACTACGAAGAATGGAAATCTCAAGTGATTATTGATAGACTTAGAACGCAAGTATGGTTTCTTGCTACTCTAATTGATAGAATGCATGGTATAATTGATTGGTATAACTCAAATATATCTGAGACTTGTTTAGTAATTGAAGATGATTTTTGTCTGGAACCAGTTGAATATTGGGGTTTTGACTGGGAAACTTTTGTAAGTAAGTTGCCTTGCAACTGGGAATGTATTCAACTCCATATCATTGGTGAAAAGTTCTTATCAATGAATTTGTCTAAGTGGTATAGGAATAATCATTCCACCGGATGTATATTAATTAATAGATCATACGCACAAAAACTTATCAATCTTCATTACATAGATAATAAATTCAAATTGTATTCCAATTATGGATACAACAAAAATTGGCCAGAGTACCACTATCAATCTGTAGACTTTGTTTTATATCAAATAGGAGTTACCTATTCAATCCCACTTTTTACGACAAATTATAATTTCCTAAGTGATGGACTTAGGAATGGAAAAATAAATCATATGTCCAAAAATTGTGATATCCTAGTTTTAGATTGGTGGAAAAATAAATCTTCAGAGTACACTTTGGATGACATTTTTTACTTGGACTCTGTTAAAAGAAAACGCCTGATTATGGAAGTGAATCATGAACTTAAAAGATAAACTGAAAGGACTTCCGCCAATCATTCTGGCAACCATCGATGAGAGAAAAGATAGACAAGAGTATACGGAAACTCAGTATGAATATTGGGGAATAAAAAACTATACAAAAGTTTCTGGATCTAAGTATCAACTTTCAACATACGAAGATTACTGGAAAGACTTGGTTATCTTAAATCCGTTTCCTGATGAATATAAAAGGAGAAAACAACATATTGCAGAGATTTCTATAACTCTTGCCCATTTAATCAACATTAAAAATTGGTTAGAAACTACGAATGATCCTTATGTAATCATCATGGAGGATGATTATGATCTCAGTTTCATAGAATATTGGCACTTTGATTGGGAATATTTGATGAACAACATCCCATATGATTGGGATTGTATTCAGATGAGTTTTGAAAACGATAGAATTGTTCCCTGTTATTTGCATCCCATCTTATCTGGACATAGTACAGGAGCTTCCCTAATCAATAGAAGATATGCAGAGAAAATTATAAGTCTTCATTATAAAGAAGGTAAGTTTGATCTGTCGCAAAATATTTGTAATTATAAATGGTCCGCTAGAGGAATTGAGTATTATACTGGGATGGGAATGCCAAATTTCACTACAGATTATTTTCTTGGACACAATGGAAAAACATATTGTATGCCGTTGTTTTCTGTAAATCAAGATCTTGGTAGTTGGGCTCAAAATATAGATAGAAAAAATGAAAGAAAAGATTTGGAATTCTGTTATAAAGCATATAAAAAGTGGTGGACGCAACTAAGAGATGATTATACTCTTGAAGAATTCTTTACTTATGGTAAACCAAATGATAGAATTATTGTACCAAGGGAATTGGAAAAGGAATTAGATCACGATATAGGTCTTTATTAATATGTTTGAATATGTTAGCGAGTTTGAATCCCAGATTGCAGAGTTTTTCGGAGCTCCCTATGCGGTAGCTACCGATTCGTGTACTCATGCCCTAGAACTTTGTTTGAGACACACTCAAGAAGATTATATTACGATTCCAAAAAGAACCTACATTTCAGTTCCAATGACTTGTATGAAACTCAGGTTGGATTGGAACTGGAGAGAAGAAGAATGGTCTGATTATTATTACTTAGGACCCACAAATATTATTGATGCAGCAGTTCTCTGGGGTGAAAATACATATATTCCCGACACATTTATGTGTTTAAGTTTTCAGTTTAAAAAACACTTAAACCTCGGAAGAGGTGGTGCAATTCTATTGCAAAATAAGAGTGACTATGATATACTTAAAAAAATGTCTTACGATGGTCGTGATCTCAGTCGTCCATGGGCTGAACAAGACATAACTACTATGGGGTATCATTACTACATGACTCCCGAGGTGGCCAAAATCGGAATTGAATTACTAAATGAGCGGAAAAAAATTCCCGGTAAAAAATGGAGCCACAAGGATTACCCCGATCTAACACAAATGTCGGTATTTAAATGATTAGTCATATAAAACCTAACTGGGATATTAGAGATTTTTTCAATCTTGATTATGTTTTAGCCACTCATAAAGATGAGGAGTTGGTTGATCAATACTTGGTGTCTGGTCATAGTAAGGAAAAACTTTCTATCTATAAGTATCAACTACCAAATCCTATGCCAAAATGTGTAGATGAATATATTATTCCACATTTTGATTTTTGGGATAAAGTGTCTCCTGCAGTCAATCATTTTAAACCAGGACAATACCTACCTCTTCACACTGATTTATATGGAAGATATGTTGAAATAAATGATGTGGATTCCGATAAAGTAATGAGATGTATGGTCATGTTGGAGGATAGTTCCCCAGGACAAATCTTACAAATTAAAGATATTGCACATTGTAAATGGAATGCTGGGGATTGTTTTTATTGGAATTATGACGAAATACATGCATTCTATAACTTTAGTATGAAAGATAGATACGCAATTCAAGTTACTGGGGTTGTAAAATGAAAAGTCAAAATGAGTGGGACAAATTAAAAAAAGTCATAGTGGGAGTTGCAGACTATGCAAGAGTCCCTGAAGTAGATTTGAGTGTCCGTACAATCAATTATGCAGACAGAAAAGATGTTTCCGATGTTCCGGTAGGACTATATCCCCAA